AATCAATTCCGTAAAAGAATAGACATTACCTGTGAGGCATTTGCCAAGTTTGCAGTAGATAAACCAGAGGCCAGGATGTATCTACACATGGGGTTAAAGGATCAGGGTTGGGATATCATGCCCTTATTCAGTAGGGAAATGCGTAAACAGGGATTAGATCCTAATGGGAGAATAATAATGACCACGAATACTCAAGACCCTCCTAACGTTGAAGTGGACATGCTGAACACTATATATAATGCATGTGATGTAGGTGTGAATACCTGTAAAGGCGAAGGTTGGGGTTTGGTGAACTTTGAACATGCAGCATGCAAGGTTGCCCAAGTAGTACCTAACCATACTTCTTGTAAGGAGATATTCGAAGGTTACGGACAACTTATAGATTGCAACCATGTTGATGTCGACACCACTTTTGCTAGGGAGATGCCTTGCCCAGATGCTAATCACCTTACACGTATCCTTAATGAGCTGTATGAAGATAGAGGAAAGCTCGAAGCAACGGCAGAACTCTGTTACATAAGAGCTACTGATCCTCAATTTCACTGGAAAAACATCGCATCACAGTTCGGTGGAGTGTTCCAAGATACGCTCAATGGCGTAGATCATTCAGTAGTAGAAAATAAAGAAAGTATTAAACCTAAAAAGAGAAGAAAGTCTAGAAAGATTGGATCTAAAACTTGATATTATTTATAATAAAGTTTTAAGCGTAATTTAAATGAATTCTAATAACAAACCAGGGGAAGATTGTAACTGTAATTGTTGTATAAATAGAAGACAAATAGAAGAAGATAAGAATAATTATTACGTAAAAATCTATAGACCATGGGGATGGTATCAAACCACTATGGAAGGAGAAGGATTTAAGATAAAAACTATATTTATTGAAGAAGGTAATCGTATAAGTTTACAAAAACATCATCATCGTTCTGAAGTATGGACAATAGCTTCAGGTCATGGATCTGTATTTTGTAATGACACATGGCATTTAGCTTATCCAAGAGACACATTTAAGATAGAAGTTGATACTTGGCACCGTGCAAAAGCAATTAAAGGTGATCTAATTATCTTGGAATTACAACATGGAAAAGAATTATATGAAGAAGATATAGAAAGACTTGAAGACGACTACGGAAGAGCGTTACAATCTAGTTGAGGGATTTGGGTCCCCTCGTTCATAGGTTCATGTTTGCAAAGCATAACTCCCCTTGCTATCACAGTTGGGGGAGTTTTCTTTTCTCTTTACTTTTCATCAAAACTAAGAATGAAATATTTTTACTTTCGTCGTGAACTAAATAACATTTTATAACTAAATGTAAGGTCTATTAATAGACTCATAAGACAGTAAATAACAGTGAATAAACATTACACTATTGACAAACTGTTATTTAAGTTAAAATCAAAAAGAAAATTAGTTCATTCTCAGTTTTATGTCAAGAAATTATAAACCATTACCCCCAATTTGGCGGTTGAATGAGTTATTTATGCTGTCAGATTGCTGCCCGAACGGGTTAGTTTGGAGGGTAAATAAGGCAAGAAATAAACCAGGTGATCCGGTTGGTAAGTTAAACAAATCAACTGGATATTACATGGTCTCCGTTGATAACGAAGTGTACATGGTTCATCGTATTGTTTATTACTTAAGGATGGGAATCGCTCCTGACGCACATAGCGTACAACACTTAGGAGAAACTAAAGATAATAGGACGCCTTTGATTGAGACTTATAAGACACCATCTAATAAAAAGATTATGGCTTCGGGGTTTAAATTGTAATGGCTAATGTAATAAAAACTTTTGAAAGTACAAACTTTAGATGTGTAAAAAGCATCAATAAATTAACTGATTCAGAGTTACATAATCATGGTTATTATCGAGGATATCAATGCCCCCATGGTCACGAAATAAGGGATTTAGAATTTCATTGGTGTTATGAATGTGTAGTTAAGATTAAATCCAATATATGTGGCTTTGATTTGAACTTTTTAAGTAATGATTTTAAAAATAAATATTATAAACTTTGGAAAAAGATAGATATAAAAGAGCCTGATGAGTGTTGGAATATGAAACTAACGGGGAATAAAAGTCCTAATAGAATATGTTTCCCTTCTTATAGAACATTTTATAGTAGACAAAAATCAGAAAATGTAAATGCACATAAAGCTATTTATCAATGTGCTTGGGGTGATATTGGATCTATGAGTGTCACTCGTTTATGTGGTAATCCATGGTGTGGCAATCCTTTGCATATGATCTCCAGTTGGAATGCAGGTTTTCCTCCTTCTAAATTAACTCCATTTCATATAGATTTTGATGCTCAGAAATTAATGAGAATATCTAAAGCTAGGATGTTAAATAGAGATCAAGAAGTAATCAAAGCTTCTTACAAATCAACCATTGCACATCCTTTGCATGTGGAGGCTGCTCCAGATTATGATGAAGGGTAGGACTATAGAATAAGATATGACTCGTGTAAGTCAAAGACCGCAGAGACAGAGAACGTCAAATGATCCGTTGCCACTGGGTTCTTTCAGTTCTACTTCTATTAGACTTCTTACAGGAAATCTAGGTCCTGTATCTAGACCTAATAGAGGAGGATATGGAGGAGGTTCTTTTAACCATTGGTTTAAAGTAAAACTAGAGACAGCTGGATGGATAATACTTGCTAACGGATCAAATAAACCTAAATTTATAAATATTTCTGCTTACGATTTAAATAAAAACCCTATAGAAGGAAGAGCTATATTCCAGGCAGATAGTATTGACCAGTTTAGTTCTGACGGAGTTAGACAATATCCTTATCTAGGAACAGTTCAGGGAGCACAATCAGATTCATACCATACCTTTGATGCAAGACGATTAGATAGAGGAGACGATAGATACTTTGCTCTCCCTGTAGGAGAATATTTAATTTGCATATCTAGTGTCAGAAATGAACCAGTAGATTATTCTGTAGGTGTAGTAGTTGAGATCTCCGATCCATTCCCAGTTCTACTATTAGAAGACTTCACACGTTTACTGTTTGAAGATACCGCCACACAGGATAATATTATCTGTGACACAACTCCCAACTTCACTGGAGATGATGCTCATGACCACTCATTAACAGAATGGAAATCAGCATGGAGTAGAGAAAGACAAGCCGATGAACCTTTCCCAGAATTCTTAACAGCTTACACAACCACACTGTAAAAATGAATGCTACAAAACTCTATAACCTACTGTTAGATGCTAAAGCAAAAACAGTGAATAGAAAAAGTATGACAGATAAATTTAAAAAAACATGTGAACTGATGCCTTACCTACCACAATGTAAGGTTTATGACATATAGAGTAAGCAGAAAAAATAAAGTAATAACATCTAAATTAACTAACGGTGATAGGTTCAAAGTAATAAGAAGAGCCTTTAAATTTCCTAATAGTGGTGGTTATTTCTGGTTAGTTGCTATGGTAGCTTCTAGAAGTAACAGGGCTTTGAATGACTGGATAAGAGAAAGAAATAAAAGAAAAAGAGTTAAAAAATTAAATAACTTTCACCCTAAAAAGAGAGATGTAAAAGCCTTACGTATAGCTGTAAATGCTGCAAAAGATTGGATAAAAGAAATACCTGAAGGAGATGCTTTAGTATTTAGAGCTGAAGGGGCGAAAGCAGATCAACTATTCAGGATTTACAAGAAATGGTTTGCAACCCACGAAGACATACCTTGGGTGATATCCGAAGAACATAAATCGTTTTTCTTTTACAAGAAAAGGCTCTAGAATAGGAGTGTTAACCACATAAAAAAAATGATTGCTTTAATTAAACCAATATTGATAAAGTTCGCAACTTCAGAACCAGTGAAAAAATTAGTAATTGAATTACTAGAAAAATTAGTAGAGTCCACTGATACAGAATTGGATGATGCTGCCCTAAATATGGTCAAAAAAGGGCTAGGCTATACGTCCACAAAGAAGTAATAGCTTAAAATTAATGTAGCATTACATTAATAAATGGAAGATACAAAAGAGAAAGAAGGTATTGAGTGGGGTGATTTGTTTGGTCACGCTATAAGATTTCTTATTTTGACCTGGAGTTTATCAATGATGACTCTTGGATATATGGGCAAAGTAAGGATAGATGGAGCGTTCACTGCTGGACTCGTAAGTGGTGTTCTCGGAAGCTACGGAATTTCCGTGGGAAACAAGAAAAATGGAAATGGCAATGCTCCTAAAGTAGTTACGGATACTAAAAAAAATGTATAGCAACAGAGAAAACAAAAGATTATCTATCTTTTCGATCTCTCTTGCTGTTTTATTAGGTGCATCAAATGTATCTTTGATTACTTATGTAGCGAGTACATCAAACCATAAAACAATACCTTCGTTTGATATACCAGTGGGTCCTTATACTTCTTATCGTTTAACAGCAACTAAGAATGGATATACTCTTTCTTACAGAGCAAACGATCCAAAGAAACTTATAAACCGCACAACGACATCTACTCCCAAAGGATTATTTGGTGGTAAGACAGAAGAAGTAGATCTGTATGAAGAGAATACTCTTCTTGGTAAAGTATCCTCTAAAGAAGGAGAAGGAATCACTGATGAGATGATTGCTTGTATTAAAACTGAAGGAGCTGGAGAATCTACTGGTAGGTTGATAGGTACATCTATCGGAACACAGGCTGCACCTGCTGTGACTCAAGTACCAATAGTAGGCTGGTTGGCTGCTGGTTGGATTGCAATGTTTGGTGGTAACAAAGGAGCAGAAGTCGGAGGAGAGATAGCAAAGTCCTTTAATGATTGTTAATTATGTTTGTTAAAAAACTTACGCTTGTTACAGGCGGTTTCGACCCAATACACAGTGGTCATATTGAATACTTCAAAGCAGCAAGTAAATTATCTGACTTCTTAGTTATTGGTTTAAACAGTGACGAATGGCTTATAAATAAAAAGCAACAGGCATTCCAAGACTGGGATGAAAGAGCCAATATTATTAAGCATTTGAATATGGTTTCAATGGTAATAGACTGGGATGACTCAGATAAAACTGCCTGTGGAGCCATAGAAAAATGCTTACTGATAGCTGATGAAGTTATCTTTGCTAATGGAGGAGACAGGATAGTTGGTAACACTCCAGAACTAGATGCCTATGGAAGAAACAAAAGAGTTACATTTCAATGGGGAATAGGAGGAGACTACAAGATCAACAGTAGCTCTTGGATACTTAATAATTATTACAAAGATCGAGCGATGATAGACTTTAAGTAATACTTGTCTATAAATAAAATGTTGAAGTACTTATCATTATTAATATTACTTCTCTTCCCTACATCACTTAGAGCTAATATTTATCATTCTATATCCAGCTCAGTACAGCTGGAAGTACATGCGGCTGGGACGAATGCGGACCGGATCGGAAATTCATATAGTATTTCTGGAACAGGAGTTAATACAACAGATGGAACAACAGCTGGCTCGCTGGGGGGCCTCGGATCTGCGACTAACGGGGTCAATACCTATACGCCAATTACAGCATCCCAACTGACTGCCGGGGACGCATATAGTTTTAGTGCTAGCTATTTGGCTGGTGATACTGTACCTACTAGCTTAACAGTCGGTCAAGTTTCTCCATTCGGTGACCTTACCAGTACAGCAGCAGGTACAGCAGGGGATCTTGCAGGTACTATCGATACGAAAAATGACATCACAATAGTAGCCGGCGGCAGTGGCACTACTGTGACTGGACAATTTGTCGTCGGGTTGACCTTGGATTAGTGAAACGGCTGTTATTGCTGCTTCTATTTTTATCTGTTCCTGTAAAGGCTTCTCCTATTTCGGGTGCCTTCACTACAGGGACTATGAATT